CGCGTCAGACCGAACGTACCCAGGGTTGGCTGGAGCGCAGCTGGCTACGCACGTGGCTTATGTGACTGGATCTCAGAAAACGTTACTGAAATTTTTGCCTCCGAATTTTCTATTCATCACCCCGCAGGATTTGCGGGAACTTGTGACGCGTTAGTAGGCGTAAAAAACAATGAATTAGTGTTAATGGATTGGAAGACTAGCGTCTCCAGGAAGACTAAAACCGACGATGAAGGACTGGAACGCTTACCTCCCGGCCACACTTACATCGACCAGTGCGGAGCCTATTCACTGGGACTAAAACACTTAACAGGCTTGAAACCCACTGGAGCAGCTGTAGTCTTGGCCCGCCGTTGCGGCAAACCTAACGTTCACTGGATGACACTTAGCGAACTAGAACAGGCCGAACAGTCTTTTTTGGAGCGCTGCCACATGTACTTTGAAAATCTCCATTCACAGCTTCAAGCCGAAGCTTGATTTTTCATTCATGTTTAACATTCACCATTCATAAGCCGGGTCAATAAACGCCATTCATAACCAGACTGCGTAAAAGGCCATTCATGACTGGAACGGCCATTCATGCTGTCTCAAGTGAGTCTCATGAGTCTCGCCGCTACTGCGTTGGTACTGATCGGTGTTGGCCTGGCACTGCGGGCACTGGTGCTACTGGTGCCCGATTGGGAGCCAGGGGGAGAGACTCTACCCTCCAGCCTGGGGCTCACACAAAAAAGGGCTCCCATGGTGGGAGCCTGTGAGCTGATCAGCTGGAGCGCTTGTGCTCACCCCTGCGGGGTTCGCACTTTTCTAGACGGCTGCGCTTTTCCTGCGTCGCTGCGCTTTTTCCGGGGTGAGCCGGGCGATGCTTTGACCCTATTTGCTGGAGCTTTGACCGCTTGCGATGCGCGCGAAAAAAGTCCCGTAGCTTGTGGAAAAAGCTCGGCAGGTATGTCAGCCCCGCCGTTCAACTGCTGGCACGTTCGCCAGTAGGGCACAAGCTCCCGCCACAGCTGGAGCGGGCCTTCCTTGCCGTGTGCCGATTGGAGCGCCAGAAGGTCGGCCCAGTCTGAGGCTTCGATGCTGGAGCGCTCAACTGCCCAGCGGAGGTCGCGCAGGTGGCGCTTCTCAAGGCGCAGCTGTTCGCGTTCCGCTTCGCGGGCTTCCCGCTGGCGCCCTTTCGTGGTCCACTCGCCGCCGCTCACGGCTCCCTCCGGTCGCCGTTCGCCATAAACACGGCCTCACACTGGCGCCAGTAACCCCACGCACTCCAATTGGTGAGCTCACCAGACAAGCGGGGCCGGTAGTCTGCCGTACGGCTGGAGCGCTTACGGCCCCAATTGGAGCGCTCTGGCGTGAAACCGCCCCACCAGAACTCTCCCCCTATGGGCACGTCTTGGAAGGCGGCGCGTCTGTACGTCTGTGGCATCGTTCCCTATGGGTGAGGGTCTACCCTCTAACACTACCACGCCGCGCAAGGCTTGCCAGCTGGCGCTGATGTAGTATTGTGGGGACGTTCAATCGAGGCTCACCCATGGCCCACGAAACACTGACTGCTCGCTTGGATCGCCTGGCAGGTTGCGCTGGCGTTTGGATCCTGGACCGCCGCGACTCAAACCAGCGAGGTTATGACCTGGATCGCCTGCCATGCTTCGGGATCCGCACCCCAGAAGCTGCACTGCAGGAGTGCATCTCCCAGCACTGGCGCGATTGTCGCCTACTGTTCAGCCCCGACCGCCTGAACGATGACACTAGCTGGCCTGGAGGCTATGACGCCCCCAGCCATTACCGCTCAAACGCACGGGTCTTTCGTGCGGAGTTTGCATCTGAGCTGGAACTAGCGGACGGTGACGCGGACGGAATCGCCCTGGATCTCCGCTATGTCACAGATGAGATGCTCGAAACCATAGAGGCCCTGGAGTCCTACCCCGTCTTGGATGAAGGCGACCACTCCGAGCTTGAGCTGGATTGTCAACAGCAAGCGTGGGAGTGCTGGGCCGCTTCTGACTGGCGCGACATTATCCGGGACCGCTTGGCCGCCTACTGTCCCGCTGCAGTGCTGGATCAAAACCAATACGGGCCGAGCACCGCTAAGTATTGGGCCGATGATCAACTAGACACTATCCCGGATGCTGACTTGGATCGCAAACTGCAGGAACTGTTCGCCGCTTGTGCAGAGAATCAAAACCAATACTGGGAAGAACAGTCAGGCGGTGACTTCTGGATCAACCTAGAAAGGGTCGCCGTCGACCTGGACCGGGATGACCTGGCCGAGCTTACCGGGCTGGCTTTGCTGGATCCCGGCCAAGAGTGGCGCCGGCGCTTGCCTAGTGGCGCGATCTGCTGTATTGTTTCACACGAGACCCAACCCTAAGGCTCACTCATGACAACAGTTCAGAATCTGCTGGCTTACGCCAGCCGCCACGCCACAATCAGGCAGCAGGATTATTTCGACCCTCGCTGCGCTCGCGCTGATGAAGTGCGGGCCTGGCGCAACGACAAAAGCAAGCGTGACCGCCAGCGCCTAGCGGTTCTGCGCAGCTGGCCCGGACGCTGCTGTAGTGCCGAACCACTTGTGCCTGGCACGTACTGGGGGACCCGACTGAAGGTTACCGCTAGCGGTGAGATCGACTTTACCGCTTGCCAGTATCCGGCCTTGGAACTCTGGCTTGCTGTGGCGGATTATTTCGAGCGCACCAACAAGCTGGAGGGCTGAGCGATGCTAGAAACTCTCACCGTTTGGGATGTGGAGCTGACCGATACGTTCGGTGGCGAGGCTAACTACAGCTGGGTGCGACGTGATCAGCTGGCGCTGCCACAGGATGCCAGCCGTAGGCAGATTGTGACGGCTGCCAAGGCTGCGCTAGGTCTGACAGGTTGCCGATGCCGGACGTTCGAGCACGGCGAGGGATTCGAGCTTCGCCCTGTCGGATCGTGCACAGTGGCGTTTGTCTTGCCGTCTTACTGACTGGTGCACTCACCGATCAACGGCCCGGCCTTAGTGCCGGGCTCTTTAATGCGCCGCAGTGGCGGCGTTAAGATTGAACCATAACGCAGCGGATCTTAACAGTGAGCGACGCACCGGAAGCTAACAGCGAAGCGCCGGAGATTGCGCCGGAAGCTGTAAAGAATACACAGCGCCCATACGGTAGGCGCAATCCTGACGCTGTCATTGAAGAACGCCGGAAGCGGCTTTACAAGCGACAGCTAACGGGTTTGACTGTCCGTCAATTGGTGCTAGATCATGCTGATCGTGAAGGCATCGGCGAAGTTACAGCCTGGAGAGATTGGGACGCTGTAAAACAGTGGAACGAGCAGGATTGGCAGAAGGATAGGGAGTCGATAGTTTCACGTCTCCAAGGGATGCGTTTACGTGCTATCGACGTGGCTATCCGTAAAGGTCAAATCGGCTCTGCCCAACTCCTTATGCGGGACCTTGGTGCTGTGGTTGGCGAGGTTGCCCCGGAAGCGCAGGCTGCTGCAGCGCCGACCCTTCAGATCACGGTGGAAGACAAGCGCCAGGGCTAGGCAAACGGACGATAGTGTGCAACAATGGGATGTAAGCTCACCAGGCTTCCCATGACCAACCGCCTTCTCACCCTGGCCGCACTGCTCACCGCTTGCGGTGTTCTCGCTATGGGCGCCGACAATGCAAACCAGCTGGCACGATGCGAATCTGCCGGTCGATCGGCTGCCGAGTGCCGGCTGTTAGTGCTGGGGCGCTAGTGGCTTGTGCCAATTGGCGATCCGGTACAAATCCGTCCGGATCGCTCGCAATCGGCTCACCGATCGACTAGACTCCTACAGTAACGCTCACCCAAAGCGAACCATGACCTCAGTTCCCAGCCGCGCCACCAAGGCTCAACTGTGCGAGATCCTCTCCACCACTATTGAGCAAAGGAACCGCGCACTGCACACTGCAGCCCAGAGTCAGGAACAAGCCACCACAGCACTGATCATCGCCATCGTTGCCTTCTGTCTAGGGTTGCTGTTCTGATCACGCCGAGCCGGGGGTAACCTCCGGCTTTTTTGTGCCGTGTGCGGCACCCAGGGAACCTACTGACATATCCTCAATTCCTTCCTCTGTTACACACCGGGGGCAGGGGTTCAATTCCTGTACTACCCTAGAAGGTACCCATACCCCAAAAAATGCCCGATTCTGCTGGAGCACTCACCCTTCGCTACGCCCAAGGTGAGGTATTTTCCAGCCGAAAACGCTTCAGAGTATTGGTAGCTGGCCGAAGGTTCGGCAAAAGTTACCTCTCATGTATCGAGTTATTGCGTGGGGCGATCGAAAGGCCGGGCGAAACCTTTTTCTATGCCGCCCCTACATACCGGATGGCGAAAGACATTGCCTGGAAAGTCCTGAAACGCCTGGTCCCGAAAGCCTGGATCAAATCAAAGAACGAAACCGACCTCAAGATCGAGCTGGTGAACGGCTCAACCATCGAACTGAAGGGCACTGAAAACGCAATGGCGTTGCGCGGCCGCAGTTTGGCTGGCGTGGTACTCGACGAAGCCGCGTTCATGGACGCGGAAGTCTGGTTCGAGGTAATCCGCCCCGCTCTCGCCGACAAACAAGGCTGGGCACTTTTCATCTCCACCCCCGACGGCACCGCCAGCTGGTTCTATGAACTCTGGCAATACGCCGACAGCGGCGACAAGGACTGGAGCCGCTGGCAATTCACAACAATCGACGGCGATAACGTCCCCCCGGAAGAAATCGAAGCTGCTCGCGCCCAACTCGACCCCCGCACATTCCGCCAAGAGTTCGAGGCCAGCTTCGAAAATCTCAGCGGTCTCGTCGCAGTCTCATTCGGCGACGACAACATCGACAAACAAGTCCAAGACCTACCGATCTTGCCCTTGCTGTTGGGCCTCGACTTCAACGTCGAATTTATGGCAGGTGTATTTGCGGTCAAAAAAGGCGAAGACCTGTGGGTATTTGACGAATTGATCCTCACAGGCGGTGCAACAACTTGGGATTTCTGTGAGGCCGTCCAACAAAAGTTCGGAATCGAGCGCCGAATCATCGCCTGTCCCGATCCGACTGGCGGCGCCCGCAAAACAGCCGGCGTGGGTCAAACGGACCATTCAATTCTTCGCAAATCAGGCTTTACGGTGTCCAGCCCCCGCGCACCATGGAAAATCCGCGACAAAATCAACGCGGTAAACATGGGTCTACTCGACGCAACAGGCCGCCGCCGCATTTTTATCCATCCCCGTTGCAAGGAACTGATCAAATCCCTGCGCACCCTTACATACGCACCAAACACGGGCCTACCCAACAAAAATCTAGGCGTCGATCACGCCTTCGACGCACTGGGCTACCTATGCCTCCAAACCTTCAACCTCGCCAAACCAGAAAGCCTCGGTAAAACGTCCTATCGTGTGTGGTAAGACCCCAGCTGGCGCAAAATGGCGGCCAAAAAACCAACAAAAGGCCAGAAAAAGGTCGAAAAAGTGATGTCTGAGTACAAATCAGGCTTACTCAAGTCCAGCTCGGGCAAAAAAGTAACCAACCGTAAGCAGGCAATCGCTATTGCCATGTCCGAGGCTGGTATGACCCGCAAAAAGAGGAAAAAGTAATGGCAAAACGCGGCCTGTACAGCAACATCCAAGCCAAACGCAAGCGTATCGCCGCCGGCAGCGGCGAAAAAATGCGCAAACCTGGCACTAAGGGTGCCCCCACCGCCGCTGCCTTCAAAGCAGCCGCCAAAACAGCCAAAAAACGTAAGAAATAGCCATGGCCCTCACCGTAACTCGTGGCACCAACCTGGTAGAGCACTACCAGTCGACACCTTTAACCGCTGTAAACGATTCGTTCGAAATCCACGCCGACTCCAGTGAGTTCACTTTTGCTGCCGTAGTAACCGGCGGAGCCAACTTCAGCTTGGTATTCGAGGCCTCTTACAACGGCGGAGGCACTTATTTCGAACTAGATACCAGCAAAACAATCAACTCCAATGGCCAATTTGCCTACTTCTACACAGGAAAACCCGCACATCGCGTGCGTATGCGTATTGCATCAATCAGCTCTGGTACACCTAGCGTTATTCCAATCATCGCCGTCGCTTATCACGGTTAATGGCCATCCAAACCGTCAACGGAGGCTGTGTTCACATCGAAATTGATGCTGAAGACGGCCTCACCCACGCAACATTCGTTTTCAAATCACCCCAAAACCCCGAAATCCTTGGCGGTTTTGTCTCCATGCTCGCCCAAGGCATCGAAGTGCTGGTGCCCATCAACGATCCCGACGACGAAGAGGAAGACGACGACTAAACCTGCCAAAATAAGTACAAAGTAGGAGTCAAGCCGTGGTCTACAGCGCCAACATCCCCCCAACTGGAGCTGTAGTCAGCGAATCTCCGTTCGTCCGCAGCCTCGACGTCATCGCAATGATGCCGGACTGGAGCGTGATGGCTGCCGTCACCAAGGGCACGAACTATATCCGCGACCTATCAGAAACATATCTACCGCAAGAACCCCGCGAAGACGACGACGCATACGCCACCCGCGTAGACCGCAGTGTCCTCAGCCCCTACACCAGCCGCCTAATCGAAACCGCTGCTGGCGCGATCCTGCGCAAGCCCATCCACATCGAAGGCGACCCCTACTGGCTGGAACTTGCGCAGAACATCGACGGCATCGGTTCCAACATCAACGAATACGCCCGCCGCGCTCTTGTCAGCAGCCTGACCTACGGCCACAGCGCCATCTTGGTGGACTACCCGGCTGCCGCTAACGCCATGAACTTGGCGGAAGAGCGTGCCATGGGCCGCCGCCCTTATTTCGTCCACATCGACGCCCCCCAGATCTGGGGCTGGCGCAAGGAGTCTGGAACTAATCGCCTTTTGCAGGTCCGCATCCACGACTACGAGATGCGTCCCCTCAACGAATTCGGCGAAGAGCAGGTGGAGGAAATGCGTGTCATTTATCCCGGTCGCTACGACCTCTACACACTGGGACGCAGCACCGAAACCGTCGAATTCACCGAAAGCGGCGGCTACAGCCTTGCCGAAATCCCTCTTGTTCCGATCTACAGCAACCGCCGTGGCGTATTGACGTCCCAGCCACCGCTGCTGGACATCGCCAACCTCAACATCACCCACTACCAACGCCAAGCCGACCTGATTCACGCCCTTCACATCGCCGCCATGCCCACCCTCGTTCTAGAGGGCTGGGACGACACCACGGGCTCGGCAACGATGGGCGTCAACTACGCCATCGCCATGCAACCGGGCAATAAGGCGTATTACGTCCAAGCCGACGCCACCAGTTTCGACGCCCAAATGCAAGAACTCCAGTCACTGGAGGGTCAAATGTCCACGCTGGGCGTCACTAAGTTGTTCGGCCAAAAGTTTGTCGCCGAATCTGCCGAGGCGAAGCGCATCGACCAAGCCCAGAGCAACAGCGTGCTCTCGATCATCAGCCAAGAACTGGAAAGCGCCCTCAACCAAGCCTTTGCCTTCGCCGCGCAGTATGTGGGCATCGAACCGCCCGAGATAACAATCGACCGCGACTTCGACTACTACCGCTTGATCGGCCAAGACGTCTCTGTCCTGGCCCAGCTCAACCAGATGGGCAAGATCAGCGACTCCATGCTGCTGGAGATCCTGCGTCGCGGCGAAGTCCTGCCGGACAACATCAACATCGAAGACGAAATGGAAGCCGCTGGACTTTCTGCAACTGCGATAACAGAAAGCGCCGAAACCACGGAAGAGGCCAACAGCCCCGAGGAGATGACTCCCGACCGTGTTGACCGCCTGATCGAGCTGCTCTCCCGCTGATGGCCACGCAAACCGAGCAGCTAACGCTCGCCCAAGTCACCGCACTGGTACGCCTAACCCAGCGCGTAGACGCCCTCAACACCATCCATTCGGGCGACACCCCACCCCGCCCCACACTCGGCACCGACGGCGACTGGTACATCGCCCTCGACCCCCTCACGATTTACGGCCCCAAAACCAACGGCAACTGGGGCAACGGCACCGAACTTGCCACCAAAGCCCAAGTCAGCGGCCTGACAGTCGGAGGCAGTCTGCCTGGGGCCGGTGGTGGTAGCGGCGAAGCAGCGACCATCGCTATTGGCACCGTCACCACCGGCGATCCCGGCACAAGTGCGACCGTCACAAACGCCGGCACCAACACTGCCGCCGTATTTAACTTTGTGCTGCCCCGTGGCGATACAGGCGCCACTGGAGCGACAGGCCCTACCGGACCCACCGGAGCAACCGGTCCCCAAGGTCCACAAGGCATCCAAGGCGAGACAGGACCGCAAGGCCCGCAGGGTCTACAGGGCGAAACAGGCCCCCAAGGCCCTCAAGGTATCCAGGGCGAACAGGGCATCCAAGGTATTCAAGGTGAAACAGGCCCTCAAGGACCTCAAGGCGACACAGGACCCACTGGAGCCCAAGGCCCTCAAGGCGATCCTGGCACTGCCGCCACCATCACCATCGGCGCCGTCACTACAGGCGCCGCCGGCTCCAGCGTTGTCGTCACAAATAGCGGCACCAGCACCGCCGCCATCCTCAACTTCACCATTCCCAAAGGTGATCAGGGTGATAACGCGACCGTCACCGCTGGAACAAACATCACTGTCACAGACGGTGAGGTATCTGTTGCGGCTGACGCTGTGTTCGACGAAGGAACTTACTAACTCTTCTGTTGTAAACTAAGCCTGTCTGAGTAGTACACCACTGTGCCCGAAGAACAGCAAGCCCCAGAAACTCCTGTGGAGACTGGTGCGCCTCAGCCTGTGGCTGAAAGCCTGGATCTGGCCGCCCAACTCGAAGCGCTGCGTGCAAAAAACCAAGAGTTGATTGCTGAGCGCCGCAAAGACCGCGAAAACCGCGAAAATCTCCAAAAGCAACTCGAAGAAATTCGCATTGCTCAGGAACAAGCTAAAACCGCCAAATTGGCTGAGTCTGGCGAGTACAAAACACTTTGGGAAGAAGCACAAAACACGGTCGCTGAGCTTAAGCAACAGCTGGCCACAAAAGAAGCCGAAGTAGACCAAATCCGCCAAGGCTTCACTCAAGAACAGGTCAAATCTGCGGCCATCGCACAACTCTCGCAAGCTGGTGCACTGGCACCCGATCAGCTGTATCGTCTATTGCAGGAGAACTTACGTGCCAAAGATGGACAGCCTGTGGCTGTTGTCGGCGGCGTCGAAGTTCCAGTTGGCGAATACATCGCCAACTTGAAGAACCCCGGCAGCGGTTACGAGCATCATTTTGCAGCTACGAATCGCGCCGGTATGGGTGTCACGGGTAGTGCCCGCGCCACCGCCCTCCCCGGCCAAACCAACCCCTGGCTTAAGGACAGCTGGAACGTCACCCAGCAAATGATCCTTCTCAGTAAGGATCCCGACAAAGCCAGGCTGCTGAAGGCAGAAGCCGGTCAATAAGCCCCTGTGGGGCACTCCCGCAAACCACATAGGAGCCCACAATGGCTGCCATCTCTGAAAACTATTCCGGCGGAACATTCCTGTCGGATCTGGTATCCCGCCCCGAATTTCTCGCTTACACGAGCGAGGGCATCTTCGAGCAATCGAAGTGGATCCAAAGCGGCATCATCCAGCGCAACGCTGCCCTGGACGCCCGCGCTGGCGGCACCCGCGTGCGCGTGCCTTTCTTCGATCCCATCAACCCCACCGAAGAGCAAATCCTCTCCTCGGCCGCCTGGGGCACCTCTGGCGCTGGCTATCTGACCCCTCAGAAGTCGACCGCCGACGAGCAGATCATGACGATCCTGCACCGTGGCTTCGCCTACGCGGCAGACGACCTGAGCAAGCTCGGCTCCGGCGCCGATCCGCTGGCCCACGTCCGCAACCAGCTGACTGCCGCCATCAACAAGCTGAAGACCTCCACCCTGAAGGCCCAACTTCTGGGTCTGTTCGGTGGCATCTCCGGCGCTGGCGTGCTCGGCCCCAACCAGTTCGACGCTTCGTTCGCTGGTGTCCCCGGTTCGATGACCGAGGCCAACTTCCTGAACGTGGCCAACATTGTGAAGGCCAAGGCCAAGCTGGGCGAGCGCGGCGATGAGCTTGACGCCATCGCAATGCACTCCAACGTGGCGTTCTACCTCCAGCAGGTGGGGATGCTGACCTTCAGCACCTCCGCTCTGGCTGCCTCCGGCGCCATCGTCTGGGGCGGCGGCGGTGTGGGCGTGACCCAACCTGAGGTCGCTACCTTCGCTGGCCTGCGGGTTGTGATCGACGACCAGCTGACCTATCTGACCGGCGGTACTGCCACCCACGCGGTGAAGTATCCGGTCTATCTGTTCAAGTCTGGCGTGATTTCTGAGGGTATTCAGCAGGACCTGCGCCTCGCTGCAGACCGCAACATCCTGTCCATGCAGGACGTCGTGGCTGTGGATTACCACTACGGCTACCACGTGACCGGCACCAAGTGGGCCGCCGCTGGCGACAACCCCACCAACGCTTCCACCTCGGGCAACCTGGCCGCCACCGGCAGCTGGAACCTGGTGTACAGCACCACCAAGCAAGTGCCCATCGTGCGCCTGCTCTGCAACACCCCTCTCGACACCACCGCCTACGCCTGATTTATCAGTCGTACAGCAAAAAGGCCCCCGAACTGGGGGCCTTTTCTTTTATCAGGCTTCAGCCTGAAGCCGCATTTCCTCTTGCCGCTGGAACACCTGTTCCGAATCAATCGCCATCTTGTACGACTGCAGAATCAGCTGGTTCACCAGCACATAAGAAACTTGCAGTTGTTCGCAAATTTCGGGAACTGTCGCGCCTTTTTCACGCAGACCTTGGATTTGTTTTGCTACATCAGCCCACTTGCGGGGCTTTTTGGGATCAGGAGCTTGCACGTCCAGCGCATCTACGCTGGGTTCTGCAGAGGCACGACGCGGCGACATGAACTTGGTCCGACTGTTCGTACTACACAATAACCGGCGATTCTTCCTCGACATTCCATACGGCGAGCACACCGAAAAGCAGGCCGACCTTGAACTCGCTGGCGCAGAGGTTTACCACGCCGCGCTACTCCGCCCTACGGCCAAACAGAGGAAATCACGCACTGGCGCTAGACTCAAACAAAGGATGTATTAAGCCGTGGCTGCCGTCATTGATGCCACTTTGAGCGGAGCGTCGGCGAACAGCTACGTAACGCTGGCTGGCGCCAACACATATTTCGAGACTGTCCCCGATAGCAGCACTTGGACTGATAAAACCGACGACCAGAAAAACCGCGCTCTGATTTCTGCCACCCGCTGGATCGACGGCCTGAGCTTCTACGGCGACCGCTGCACCGAAACCCAAGCCTTGAAGTGGCCCCGCGAGGACTACAAGGTTGACGGTATTGACCTTGCTTGCACCCTGATCCCCGAGCCCATCAAGGTCGCCACCTACGAACTGGCACGCGCCCTCGCCAACGACACTGACGCCATCACCGGCACCACCGGCACAACTGGCATCTACGACGAGGTGGAACTTGGCGAACTCAAGGTCAAATACAACAAGACCAGCCAGACGAGCGGCGTAATCAACAACGTCTTCGACGTCTATCCCTGGCTTCAGTCCTACCTAGGCCCTTACTGCATGGGCGGCGCCGCTAACTACGCCGTCCGTCTCTTCCGAGGTTGACATGGGCCTCATCGACCAAGTATTTGCTCCCGTACCCACATCCGTTCTAGCCGACTGGGGCCAAACCATAACGTACATCAAAACCACCACCCCTCGCACGTACAACCCAACCACCGGAGCGGTTACAGGCGCAGACACAACCGTTTCGGTAAAAGCCGTAATTACGCGGGTAAATCCGCGCGAATCCGAGGGTCTGTATCAAACCACCGATCTCAAGGTGATCATTGGCACCAGCGAGCTTGGAACGTACTACCCAACCGAAGCCGACCGGATCCGATACAGCCAAGACGGCGTTACCCGCGAAGCCAAGATCGTCAATATCACTTCATACCGAGGAGATAATCCTGTCTATCACTCGTTAATTGTGAGGCCGCAGTAATGGCACGCAACAGAGGTTTTCTAAATGAGCTAGATCGTCTAGGTGACAACCTAGATCGGCTTGCTGTTGCTGCTTTTAGTCGCGGTCCAGCTCGCGCGGCAGAAGAAATTGTTGTTGATTTACAGGAAGCTGGGCCTGTGTGGTCGGGTAAGTTTTCTAACTCTTGGCAGATCGAGACTTCCGATGGCCGCCGTACGGCAGGAAGCGGTTCTCCCGGTCTCCCGCAGCGCGTTCCGGCTCCACTCCTTAGCGGACGCGGTTTTGTATTTGATGACGTTAAATACGCAGTCTCTAACTTTTCAAATTACGCTGATGAAGCTCGTGATTTAGTTGAGGGCCGATATATTGATCCAGGCACAACACCGCTAAAAGAATACGACCGAGGCACCCGTGTAAGCGGTATCCGAGGCGATTTAATTGGAGACGATGAAGGACCTAACCGCTCTACCGCCCCACTTGACTGGTACGCCACTTACGTGCGCGGTGGGGCCATTGATCGACGTATCAGAATCGAGTTGGATGCCGAATTAGGCCGAGTACGACTATGAACTACCAAGCAATCCGCGCCGCCGTAGAGAACCCGCTGCTCACCGCTTTTGGCACACTGGTGCCGGCTGTACCCGTTTACTTTGACAACATCACGGCTGTACCACCAAACACAACCACTGAATACGTCCGCGTCAATGTTACTTTCGGCATTACCAACGAACCCACCCTCACTTCAAGCGTTGACAACGCTCGTGGTGCGATTGTTATCCGTATTTTCACTGAAAAAGGACGCGGCCCCGCCCGCAACCAAACCTTGTTGACTACTGCCGTAAACGTACTTGAAACACTTAACAACAGCACTAAGGGCACAACAGGGGTTTACTTCAAAGTTGGCGAAATCAACGGCCCTACATTTTCTGCTACGGAAGAGTCACCGCATTTTGTCGGACGGATTGAAACCTCTTACGTGGCAACTGTGTTGTCGTAGGAAGTGTTTGTAATGGGCGCTAACCTGTATTAAGCCGGGCAGTGCCCGCCCACAAACGTCATCTTTGGTACGCCAATGGCCACCACTGTTCTGTCCGGCACGTCCGGCGCCCTCTACTACAAACCCGCCGGCACCACCGGCACTTTCGGTGAGGCTGGTGTCAACACCGCCACCGATACCATCACCGTCGCTCCCTACCTGAACTTCAAGGTTGGCGATCCCGTGGTGTTCAGCGTGGTGAACAGCCAGACCGGCGGTTCCGGCACCGGCACCCTGCCCGCCGGCATCACCGGCGGCACCACCTACTACGTGATTGCGTACACCGCATCTTCCGGTGCTCTGCAGGTGTCCGCAACTCTCGGTGGCGCTGCACTGGATATCACCGACGACGGTACTGCCGCCGCTCCCAACGAGTTCCAAGTTGCCTACGCCGCTTTTGCTGTAGTCGGACAAGTACGCGACTGGAGCTTTGAGATTTCACGCGCCGAAATTGACGTCACCACCATCGGTCAAACCCCTGGTCAGTACGTTCCTTTCCGCAGCTACATCTCCGGCTTCGGCGATGGCACCGGCACCGCAACGGTCTACATGACCAACGAGGACGCCGCTTTGTCCAACCGCATGATCGAGGACGTGCTGCAGCGCCAGCAAACCGGCGCCGCCTTCAAGCTGTACACCGACCGCGTGTTCAGCGGCGGCACCCTGAGCGAAAGCCTCAGCCGTTCGATCTCGTTTGATGCAGTGCTGACCTCGGCCAGCTTGAACATCAACCCCGACGATGCACAGTCTGTGACCGTCAACTTCCGTCCTGCCGGCACCCCCAGCTTCGACTTCAGCACGTCCGCCTGATAGTCTGCTGGTGCAGTTGGTTCAGCAACCCCGGCCTCACCGCCGGGGTTTTTTGTATCTAGTCCGCTACAGTAGTGCGAGAAAGCACAGGACTTCATGCCTGCCTCAATTCCAGTCCGCGCTATTGATCGCCTGCGTAAAGCAGCGAACTTGGAGCCGGTCAAAAAGCAAGTAGAGCTGTCTGACGGCAGCACCTTTGAAATGTGGGTGGCACCGCTGACGATGGCTGAGCGCGAACGCGCCCAAAAGCAAGCCAAGTCGGACGATGCCAACGCCTTCGCGCTTCAGCTGCTGATCACCAAAGCCCTCGACGAGAACGGCACCAAGCTGTTCAGCGCTGGCGAAATCGACGTGTTGAAAAACGAAGTCAAGGACAAGGATCTCCAAGCACTGATGCTGGCGATCCTGACTGACGATGCCGAGCCCATCGACCCCAAGAACTAGCCAAGGAGCTTCGCCAGGACAACTGGCTCATGCTCCAGTTCGGCGTCGCCAAAGAGCTGGGACTAAGCCTCGGCCAAGTCCGCAGCATGATGACCGCCGAAGAACTCCTTGGCTGGAGCGCCTACTTCCAGATCCTGAACGAGGACCAGCAAAAGGAAATCGAAAAGGCCAAACGCCGCCGCTAACCCGGCGGCTTTTTTGTCGCGTAAACTGAAGTACCAGAGTGTGACGTGACGCCGTGGCCTACAGAGCCGATATCGAAATTGCGGTACGCGGCGCACAAGATCTTAAGCGTCTGCAAAACGAAATTTCTGCTACATCAAAACTAATAAATAACTTAAATAGTTACATAGAAAACATAGGGTCTGGTGGTGTTGTTAGAAATATCAGTAATCTACAAGATACAGTTCAAAAAGCCGCTAACGCTTTCAACGCAGCAGCACTAAACACAGAAGAAGCTACTATTGCAGCCAAAAAGTACATTGACGCCACAGCGGACTTAAATGCCGGCCTACGTGAGCGTCAAGCTCTACTGAAAAGCATCAATGAGGAAGAACGCAAAACACGCCTAGCTGCTATTGGAAGAGAAGTAGGCGGCAGAGCTTCTAGCGGATACGCCGGTCCTATTGGCCCTGGCGAAGCATCTCCTATCGGAGCGCTTGTAGGTCAAAAGTCTCCAGTTGCAGAGCGCGTACAACGCACAATACAAGCACGACAGGATGAACTGCAGCTGCAGCAAGCCTTGTTGCGTTTAGAAGAAAAAAGTGCCGGAGAACTAAACAAAAAAGTACAAAGTCAGGAAGCTCTTGTACAGGGTACGCGAGAGGTGCTGAATCTAATTCAGCAGCAAGCAGACAAAACAAAATTCTTAGCGGGTAAATCCGGTTCAGCAGTCCAAGGACCTCTACCACCTTTAGCTGCAGCAGGGGCAATGGGATTCCCTGTCGCTCTGTCCAGGACAAAAGCAGAACAAGCAAGTTTGAACTTGGAAGCTAAAAAGCAAGAAATACTACGTAGAATGGTGTCTACAAGGCAGGAGTTGTCTGGGCTTGCAGAGAATCTACAACGCCTAGATCAAAACACTGCCGTAGCTATTGCTGACGCAGCCCGCGCTCAAGAACGTCTAAATAACGCAAAAGAAAAAGGTTTACGTATTAGCAAACAAGGAGCCTTAGTTTCTGGAAGCTTTAGCCCCATAGGTGGCGCTGAAAACATTCCGGGTTCCCCGGCAGCCCGACGTGCACAGGCGGCACGCCGGCGCGAGGCGTTAAGTAATGCTGTAATCGGTGGAGCTTTCCCTCTATTGTTCGGGCAAGGCCCTGGTGCAGCTTTAGGTGGTGGTTTAGGCGGTGCTGGTGGTGGTTTAGCGGGCGGTCAATTTGGTTTCGGTTTATCACTGGTTGGTACAGCCTTAGGTGCTGCTGTAGATACGTTTACTCAAGCGGCGATTGAAAGCGGAAAGAGTTTGAATGATCCAATCAAGAACTTCCAAAAACTTGCAGATGCTGGATTGCTCGCAAGCCGCAGTCAACAACAATACATTGAACGTCTTATCGAAGCTGGGCGTGTAACTGAAGCTGCCGCCATCATCCAAGATGAGGTGATTAAAAAGATCGGGGTTAGTGGGCTTAAAGATCTACAAGCCGCTGGTGCGGCTAGCGACAGGCTAAATAAAGCTTTTGCTGAGTTTTCACTACAAGCGCAAGCCGCTGTTGCCGGTCCTCTTGCAGAAATACTTACGTGGCTTACCGGAGTCGTAGCCATAGGAAATACAGTTAATCGCCAAGCAGCACAGCAGACAGACATACTGCAAGGACTGTCTGAAGCAGACAGGCGTTCATTGCAGCAACAAGAACAGCAGATACTGCAAGGTGCAAACATTTTTAACGAAGCGCAAAAGCGTCAACAAGTCCAAGGCTTGTATCAGCGATTTGCCTCAAGATCGAACGTACAACGCCCCGGTGTATCTACAGATCTAACACCACAAAGGCAGGCAGCGGGACAAACTCAAGAATTGCAAGCCCAAGTAGCACTTGAAGCAAAGAAACTCTCGCTCGTCGGGATGTCACTTGAAAAGAATGGCCAAGCTTACGTAGAAGCTGCCAAAGCGGTAGCGCTGCAAGAATACGAAAACAAACTGCTTGAAATTAAGAATAGCTGGATAGGTAAAGCTTTCGATATCGAGCGAAATCAAGCCATGATTCGCTTGGCTAACCTGCAGTATGCGGGCAAGCTCAAAGCCATTGATGCAGAAAGAGTTAAAACAGGACGCGACGAGTTGGATATACGCCGAGCAATTCTCGGTCTGCAGTCCGACCTTATCCGTACAACTTTAGAAGCGGGCGACTTAGACATTGAGTACACAAAAGTAACTAAAGGACAAGCCGCCGCTATTGGCGAAGAAATTAAGCAGTTACAAGCGCGTTTGGACCTAGAAGCACGTACGCTGGACCTTCGTTTCCAGCAGCAGCTTCTAGTAAAAGATTTAACCGCTCAAGAGCGGAGTTTGATTGAAACTATTTACAAAGAACAACTAAAAAATCTCACACAACAATACACAACTCGCCAACAAATTCTCATCCAGTCAGAAGCACAACTTTTACTTGACAAAGCTTTGGCTGATGCCGAAGCCGTTAGGCAAGCGCGGCAGCCTTTCGAGGATTTACGGCGTAACAAAGAACTCGAAATTCAATACGGTAAAACTTACTTGCGGTTAGTTACTGAGGGAGTTCTACCTGCAGAAGCGGAGCGTATAGCCAATTTTGAAAGGCTTGTATCCGAACAACTAACCGCGCTGGATAATCAAATAGCTATAAGCCAAGCAGCATTGGTACAAGCAGAAGCCTATGGCGTTAGCGCCGATAGGATAAAAGAACTACGTGAGGAGCTGGAACGGCTTAACAAAGCCCGTGGCGCTGTAGTAGATGAAGCAACTAAAGGTCCAGGTGAGGGTGCAAAACCGGGCGACAGAATTACAGAAGCTGTTGCAACAGCCCGCGGAGAATTAAACGAGCTACTTGATCTAGAAAACCAAGTTGTTGCCGCTGCAGCTGCAATTGGCGATGCATTCCAGCAAGCCTTTAGGGGTTTAGTTTCTGGAGCAATGACCGGGCAACAAGCACTTGCCGCGTTCTTCAAAGGCGTTGGCGATCACTTTATGGATATGGCAAGCAAAATGATTGCCAAGTTGATTGAGATTTATATCCTCGAAACCGTGCTCGGGTTTATTACCGGTGCCGTCGGGGGAGGAGGCGGCGGGTCTGTTGTCCAAGGTGTTGATGTGCCCGCTGCTCAAATGCCGGCAGGCATGGCTTTTGCCGAGGGCGGTTTTGTGACCGGACCTACTCGCGCACTAATCGGCGAAGGTGGCGAGCCGGAATACGTCATCCCCGCCAGCAAGATGCGTACCGCAATGGGCCGCTACTCAGCTGGTGCTCGTGGTTCCAGTGTCATCCCCGGCAGCGGCGAGCAAGCAACAGCCGGCACCAGCGGCGGCGCCACCACCATGCAACCCATCGACGTGCGCTACACCGTTGAGCGCATCAACAGCGTCGATTACGTCACCGCCGATCAATTCCAGGCAGGTATGCGCCAAGCAGCAAGCCAGGGCGCTAAACAGGGTGAGCAGCTTGCAATGCGTAGGTTGCAGCAGTCCGCCTCAACCCGCAGCAGGCTCGGCATCTGATGAACACGACGTATTCACTGGCGCATTATCTAAACGTCCGCTCACCTGACGGCGGCACAATCTTTCGTTTTCAAAATTTCTACATCGGTGAAGACGCTTACTTCACCAACATTGATACTGGCGTAGTCAACACGTTTGGCTTTTTAGCTTTCGGTTTTAGCGGTGTGACCGTTACCAAAGCCGCCGACAACGAACCAGCGACACTGATTTTCCCAAACAATGCACTCACTCGCGGCTGGATTGAGACTGCTGTACACGACTACTGGGTCTGCAATGTCCGCACGCTCTTGGTCAACCCCGACGACAAAATGGATTACCGCCTCTTGTCGCGCTATTTCTCGCAGATTGTCGGCGCTAGCTGGGATAACCAGGCAGTAAAGCTGGAGCTTGCATCTGTGCTTGATGCTGTTGGCGTGGATCTACCCCGCAAGCGTTTAACGCAACAGCTGGTAGGGAGTTTGCCTGTTACAGCGAACGTCCGCTTCTAATGCTGGATTTAATCGGGCTGCCCTACGAGCTTGGGGCGCATCCAAGCACAGGTAAAACGGACTGCATCAATCTTGTGTATGAGGTTAGAACCCGCTTAGGTCTGAGCTGCCCGCCGCTTCAGCAAGCGTGGTACACGGGGTCCAAAACAATGGTTCTACGTGCGTTGCTGACATGGGGTACAGAAGTACAAGAGCGTCTGTACGATGGTGATGTGGCCTTGGCGTCACAAAACGACTGGGCTTTTGGTGTCGTATGGCAATCGGGGATTCTGCGAATCAGCGAGCTTTCCAAGGCGGTCGCATGGTCCCCTATCGGCAGCAGTTCGATCCGCTGCCGCTACTTCCGTGGGAGAAACAGTTAATTACTGCGCTGGACTGCAGCGAAGACGAATATCGCCAGTTTGTGCGTGAGCTGTATCGCAGAGCTGCCGTAAGACCCGCCGAATACGCGCATATTCCCGACGTACAAAATTTTCCTGATCCGTTTCTAACGTCATTAGTTATAAGTCTTGTTGTTGGTGCTCTTTCAACTGCAGCGTCGTATTTACTGGCGCCAAAACCGGCCCAGTTATCAGCGCCGGATGAAGTTAAATTTCGCAAACTGCGCAATGTAACTGGGCGCCAAAGCTTTGCTCCAACCTTTGGGTTTAGTAGCACGCAGCAACTTGCTGAATACGGCACACCCGTGCCGATTGTTTTTACAAAGCAACAACTGCGTACAGATGACCTAGGCGAAACGTATTACTCCGGCGGCATCCTGATTTCGCCGCTGCTTGTGTGGAGCCGGATCAAAAGTTTCGGCAGCCACCAAGTTATTGAATTACAGATGGTTGCCGGGCAGGCACCCATGGAACGCGCAGATATTGCCGGCATTTTTCTCGGTAATAACACGCTTGATTCAATGCACGATCAGAGCTACCAGCTCTATTACACAGGTGGCTTTGATGAAAACACCAGCAGTCGGCTGACTGGTAGAAACCTGCGTTACGGCGCACTGGCTCAACCACCTGTGCCGGGTTACGATCAAGAGGCGTTTTTCTGCCCTACTCGTTTAGGCGGCGGACGCCCCGGTTTTTCTCATACCTACACGCCGTCATCGCAGACACGCTTTGGCGTTTACGCTGCTATCCCAAACGGTACGCCTTATCGACTGAACTGGGAAATTATCAGCGTTCCTCAAATCGAAGGCAAAACAAAAGAAGACGCACAGGAAGAAGCTGCAAAGCAATATCGCATTGTCGCTCAAGCCGATATGGACACGGTGCTTGGCGGGCAAGATTTAAGCGAGCCATACCAAAGCGGTATGCCTGGCGTGGGGCGTAATTACGGTCGCCACGTAGGCGTTATTGAGCACCAAGGATACATGGTGCCATCTCCTGATAACGAGGAAGGCACCGGAACACGCATTCGCACCGTCAACAAGGGCGACCGCATCCGCATTGTTGTTGGTTACGGCAGGCAAGATCGCAAGCCTACGTGGTCCCGCGATGCCATCACACGCGGAGCAAATATCAATACTGAAGACGTTCGCAGTACAACTGATAACGAGAACGTTCGCTACGACAACCAATTTCAGCTTGGCGCGTATTTCATGATTGGGCGCTGTCTATTTCGCGTAGTGGAACGCAGCTCTTATGTTTACGAGCCAGGCAAAACGGACAACGTAAACGTGTACCTGGAATGTATTGAAACATGGAGCCAACAGCAAAATAAAATCGGCATCGTTGGAACAAACAAAATCGAAAAAGCAGACTTTCTGACAGGTCCGGACATCTCCGAGGCGTTCTTCCCGATATGCCAAGTTGAGATAGCCAACATCGTCAATAACAAAGACTGCGACGTAACCGAGCTTGGTATTAAATCTAATGTTTGGTTGCGCTTCGATGGTATTTGCAATTTTAACGCTGTACCAAATCCGGACACCCTTATCAATAAGAACAGAAGAAAAATTCAACTTACTACTTCATACCGCAATACTTATGGCACGCGAGCTTCGTATTTTGGACTGTACGTGCGCCCAGCAAATGAAAATGCTGATGGTTCTGCGCGCTGGGTGTTCCTGAAACTCTTCTGCGTAAAAGGTAGTGCGCCTATTGATCAGTACAGTTTTGTCCGTGTATTCCACCCCAGCCGCGGAAAGTACGAATACAGGATTCGCCCCTTCAACTCGGGCGAGCAGGTCTTTACCGGCGACAGCAACGCCCCTATTTGGCAGCTAGATGGCGCAGCGCCTTACGGCGAAACATCACTAGAAACAGACTACGGGACGTTTACTGTCGGCGCAAAATTTAGGACAGTTATCAACCAAGATTTGTGGTCCTTAAAAGAAATGATCGACCGCCCCAGTACGTTTGGGACGCAGACGACGGTAACGATTAAGGGCACTAGCGAGCAACCACGCAGCATTAGCTATCAAGGCATGGTGCGTTATAACTCAAACGACTACGCCGACAACTTCAAAGAAAGTAATGTGTGGTCAATTAAGGCCGGCATTGATCCATACTTCGATGGTTTGGGCGAAGGCGCTACGCATACTTTTGATATTGTCTACACAGATGACGGTCAGGGCATAAATAACAACCGTGAAGTCACGATGAGTGTACGCCTTCGTTCGTATAGGCAAGCTCGTGCGAATGTAGCCAGAGATCTGTGGTGGCGCGTGGATCGCGTTGATGTTGTAACGGGTAGTGGTCGTTGGCGTGACGGCGATGTAATTCGCAAACGTCGTTTTCTTGATGGTTTTGGTGATGAGTGGGAAACAATTTTCCGTATAGACGGTCTACGCGAAGAAACAATTAGCGTGCCCACGACAATCGGGCGTAAGTTTGAAGAATACCCTGGCATCGCAGAGGTTTCGCATTACGGTGATCTGATCAAACATTCTTGCGACGACGCGCCAGAACACGAAATTGTTTACGTCAACGAATCTCTGGAAGAGCGCCTGATTCCTCAATACGAAAACCTTGCGATGGTGGGTCTGAAAATGAAATCAGGCTTCAACATCAACAACGTCGATCAGCTACACCTTTACATCAAAAACGGCGTCAACGTTGAGCTGCTCACCGATGGCGGCACAGGCCCAAGCAATCTATTCACTGACTTGGCGTATTACCTGCTCACCAATAGCGACATCGGCGTTGGTGGAATTATTTCGCAAGAGCTTATTGACAGAGCACAGCTTGCCGCAACTGGACGGTATTTGCGCGCCAACGGTCTGTTCTTTGACGACGTAATTTCAGATGGCATCAACGTTCGTTCTTACCTGGCGCAGATAGCACCGTCCATGCTGTGCAACCTGTCCAGTAAAAACGGTGTTTTCTCCATCGAGCCTGCTTTGCCAATCAACGGCAGCGACGTAATCGACGGAACTATCGCTCTTCCAATCAAAGCCATATTCACTGACGGCAACATTATTGAAGACAGCTTTAGCTTGGATTACTTGGGACTTGAAGAACGGAAGATGTTCCAGGCTGTAATTCGTTACCGCAAGGAACGAGAAAACAAACTGCCAGAAGAGCGCACCGTTACCGTCCGCTACAAAGGCGATGAAGACAAACCGATTGAAGAGTTTGAACTGTCGCACGTCACATCAACAAGCCATGCCATCAAAGTTGCCAAGTATTTTCTGTCACTGCGCAAATATGTGACGCATTCCGTGGCGTTCAAAACTTTGCCTGACGGCAACAGCCTACAGCCAGGCGACTGGATCAAAGTTGCGACGGCAAGCAGCCCGTACAACCCGGTTAGCAACGGCATCGTCAAAGACGACGGCACTGTTGTCAGCACAGAACCGCTTACCGCTGGCTCGTATTCAGTCTTTTACTGGGACCGCAGCAGCGAAACGATTGCAGAAGGCACGCTAACTATTAACGCTGCCGGACTAGCTACCAGCCTGCGTGGAACAATTTTCTCCGTCAAGAGCGCCACAACATCAAATTACTTAAACGTGTACCAGATTGAAGCTTTGGATATCGACCAAGATGGCATTGTCGGAATCAAAGCTACCGAGTTTCCGGTGGACAGTTCCGGTCGCAGTATCATTGCTCAAGACGTAACACCGCGTTCTGGGCAGTTTGACGTTATTGCCGACACCATCGACTAATGGCTTACCCCGCCTACGCCCCAACTAGCCGCAGCTTTGGCGCTGGTGATTACCAGTACAAAACCTACAAGGCGCAAAACGGCAAAGAAGTACGAATTTTGTACGGCGACAAGCGCACCGGCATGACGCTGGATCTTGGCTACGACAATATCGCTGACACCGAAGCCGACGACTTCATCACCCATTACGACGAAACAAAGGGCGGCTTCACCTCGTTCACGTTGCCCGCTGCATTCCGCACTGGCTGGGGCGGTAACAGTGCTGCTATTGATGCAGCGACTGGTAATCAATGGCGTTACGACGGACCACCGCAGATTACGTCTGTGCGACCCGGAATCAGTAGCGTTACAGTGAAGCTGGTGGGTGTGCTCTGATGGCCAAGGTTTACACCGGCAAAGACGGTCGCCTTCTAATCGACGGGACCCAGCAGATCAAGGTCAGTAGCTGGACGCTGACCGGCAGCTTGGAGATGCTCGAAACCACCACGCTTGGAGACTCCCAGCGCACTTACGCGCCTGGCGTGCAGGAATTTAATGGGAGCGCCAGTTTGCTGTACTACAACGACGGCACCGGCAGAAACGACGCAGCAACAGCATTGAAGAAAGTGCTGAAGGTTGCCGGCATCAGTGATGCAGATACGGTGGCTATGACGTTAAGGCTTGTGGAAGGCAACAGCAACCACGATGTACGCCTAAATGTGTACATTACCAGCGTCAGTTTTGGCGCAAGTGTTGGCGAGGTTAGCCGCGCTGATATCAGCTTCCAAGGCACTGGTGCATTGACGGCGGTAACGATCTAATGGGCATTTATCTCGGACAGATCGGAACGATTGAGCTGACGCGCAAATCAGCAGAAGGCGCCAAAGAATCGCTCGTCAATCCAAGCGATATAAACACCGAACGCGACCGTTTCAGCTTTGATTTTGAAGAGGGCACGCTACTAACAGGTGACCTGCTAGAAATCAGCACAACAGACGGCACAAATTTAGATTTTGTTGCTGCAAGTGGCTGGGCTGACAATACCGTTTATCCAAGCGGCAACTGGTACGCATTTATTGACGAGCTAGGCGGCATCAAGCTTTACACCACGTTTGCCGACAGCCTAGAAGGCAGCACTGTAGGACTAGTGCCACTGGCGACTATTGCGCGAGATATCCCAATTCGCGTCGTTGTACGTGATCGTGACACGCGCATTTTGGGTGACGTTACCGAGTACGAACTCAACACAAACCGCGAAGTCGTTGATGTTTCTGTACTCGGAGATGAATACCGCCAGCAGTACAGCAGCCTAATTACAGGCAGCGGCAGGCTTACCGCCCACTGGGACTACATCGCAAACACGGGCGAAGAATCAGTCAACTACTTAATGCAGCTGGTACTGCGCACCGAAGTTGGTTCTACTTTTCACGGCAAGTTTTACATTAAAGCCGCAGACACCACAGCCCAAACCGGGTCGTTTGCAGCAACGCAAATCAACGATGCCTTGTGGTGGGAATTTGATGCCTTAGTCACAAACGCAGCAGTCAGCTTCACGCCGGACAGCATCATTACGGCAGCGATTGATTTTGTCGCCACCGGACCCATAAAACTCCGGGCTCAAACCCAGCAAAAACGTTTCCTACTACAGGAAGACGACGGCAAGCTAGAACTGGAACAGGATCCTACGTCTTACCTGCTGTTGGAAGAACTGGAGTAAGACTTAGACTCGGTGTAACTGTAACCGCCACGCGAGCACTGGGGCATGGCCGACCTACGCATCAGCGAACTTGCCGCACTTGCCGGTGGCGACCTAGCAGCAGGCGACTTGCTTGCGGTTGTTGATAACAGTGCTAGCGAAACCAAAAAGATCACGGTGGTGGATCTGGTGGGTAATGCCACCACACTGATTGCCGATGCAACGATTCCAAGCGCCAAGATCCTGTTTGGTGCCAACACAATCAGTGGCGATGCACTTGAGGATGCCAGCGTCAATACCGGTGAGTTAGTAGACAATGCCGTCACTGCCGCCAAACTTGCCGACGAATCCACCGTTGACCTTGTAACGACACTGCCAGCCAGCGGTGCCTTTGTTGGTCAGATCGCGCTGGACACTGACGACGACAAGATCTACTGCTGGAACGGATCTAGTTGGATCAGCGTCAAAGCCGCTGGCAGCATCAATACCGTCATCGGTGACACCGCTGGCATCGTCAACCTCAGTGTTGCCACATCCGGCGATCAGGTCACGATCACAACTTCACTGGATAACACCAGTGCAGCCGGTCAATTCCTTGCTGGTCCTAGTGGTGGAGCGGGCGCCGTTAGTTACCGCACAATCGCTGCTGCGGACCTTCCCACCGCGACGACCACAGACAAAGGGGCGGTCATCGTCAATGGAAATGGACTCACGCTTAGCGGTAGCACTATCCAAATTGACAACACTGTTGCTGCAAATACCTCTGATTACTTTGTTGTTCAATACAACTCAAAGGGGCTTGTCACTGGCGGCAGGGACATTGTTGGCGGTGACTTGCCTCCCGCTGCTGATGGTGTTCTTGGTGCCGTATTTCCAGGTACAGGTTTAAGCGTTGCGCTGTCCGGCGCATTGAATCACACCAATGTGGTCGACGCCGGTACGTACACAAAAGTTACCGTCGATTCGCAAGGTCACGTCTCGCTCGGCGGGACTTTAATCGCAGCAGATATTCCAGAACTTGACGCCAGCAAAATTACAAGCGGCACGTTTAGTTCTGTTCGGCTAGCTGATAACAGTGTTACAGCGCAGCAGTTGGCCGATTACGGCATCGCGCAAATTAGTAGCACACAACCTGTCCCCGAGTTTGCCGGTCAGCTGTGGATTAACCCGACTGACCGCACAGCTTATGTGTGGGTCGGTCAGGTATCCCCAGTTCAGGGTTATTACCTGCCTCTGAATAACGAATTTGGCGCGCAGGCTAACTTGCGTTTTGGCGGTACATATAACGCCAACACCAATACAATCGCAAGCCTTAACACCTACGGCGCGTCAGCGGGATTAACTGTTGGGTCTGCGTTGGTTGCGCCAACGGCAGCTAGTTCCGGTTTGTATTTATTGGTTACAACGGCTGGTACAGGCACGTCACCCGCGCCTGCCGTGTCACTAGACGTCGGCGACTGGATCCTTAGTCCCGGATCTGGCACGGCATGGACACACGTAAACCTTGTTGGCGCAGGTATCAGCGTCATTGACGCAGACGACGTTACGTTTAACGGTGCCGCTCTAAGCCCCGCAATGACTGGCGTGGCCGACGCTGGAGCCGCACTGACAACTTTATGGGGTCGCAGTCAGATCGCAACAACTGTCAACCTCGGCATTGTCTTGGAGAGCACGGAAATCACAGTCGATAACAGCACTGGAGCAATGGCAGTTGGAGTGGTTGATGAAGGCACCTACTAATGTCTGGCTTCAATTACAACGGCGAGAACCTACCCCGCAGTGGGGTTATAGGTGAACTGCTAGTCAAAGTCAGCAATGCCGACTATTACGTCCAGTACAAAAGCTTGAGCGAAATCATCGAAGAGTACGACGTCGTTATCGACGAAGGTGAATACTAGACTGAGCCAGTAACGCCGTCCCATCGGGAGTTAAGGCATGGCTACGTATCAGCACATCCGCAGCAGCACTGCGCATAAGCGTCCGACGACGAGCATCGCTGACGGTCAGCTTGCAATTAACACGAATACTGCAAGCCCCGGTCTGTTTTTCAAGGATTCCGCTGGTACGGGCATTGTCAAGGTGGGTCCGGTGCATGTAGGCACCACGGCACCAAACTCAAGCCCCGCAGTAGGCGGCAGCAGCGGCAACTATCTAGGTGAGCAGTGGCTTGATACCAGCGTCAGCCCGGCGCAGATGAAAGTCTGGAACGGCAGCGCCTGGGTTGGCATTGTTGCTGATGAGCTACCTGTATCCAAGCTGCAGGATGGCGCCGCTCGCCAGCTGATCCAAACCGATGCCGCTGGTACTGGTGTTGAGTGGACTAGCAATATTGATGTACCTGGCACGCTGGACGTAACCAGCACTGCAACATTCGACAGCATTGCACAGCACCCATTGGGTACTGCTGGTGCGCCAACAATTACATTTACCGGCGACAATAATACCGGCCTGTACAGCCCCGGCGCGGATCAGCTGGCGCTGGCAACGGGTGGCACTGGGCGGTTGTTTGTTGATGCGAGTGGGCGGGTGGGCGTGGGGACTTCGTCCCCTCAGACCTTGTTAAATCTCCGCGCAGCAAGCGGAAATGCAATCCTCAGACTTGAAAATAGCAACACAGCGGTTGGAGTTGGTGAAGCACTAGGCGCTGTTGAATGGTATTCAAACGATTCCTCAACCGGCGGCACTGCAGTAGCGGGAAAGATCAACGTTGTTGATGAAAACGGGTTTGGCACTGCCTATGGAATGGGCTTTTATACCGGCGTTGCTTCTGGCGGCAGCTACGCTCTAGCTGAGAGAGTCAGAATTGATGAGCTAGGCCGTGTAGGCATAGGGACCAGCTCAGTTAACACTACATTAGAAGTCCTCAATTCCTCAACTCCAATTATTCGAGTTGGTGACGGTTTGCGCCACGTTGAACTACGTGGCGGTTCTACTACGCAAAACGCTTCTGTCGGTACTAATTATGCTGGCGCATTTGAGATTATTCAAAATGGTAGCGCCGCAATTACTATTGACACTTCAAAACGTGTAGGGATTGGCACTACTGCGCCCCTGGCAAAGCTGCATGTTAACAATGGCACAAATGAAAACATTCATTTTACAACCGGTGGCAGTGGAGACCAGAGAATTTCAGCAATCAACGATGCAAACAACGCAACAGTCCAATTAAGTCTTCAAGGGTCACCTTTACTGTTTAGAGGATCAGGAGGAAGCGAAGTAGGCAGGTGGGATACGTCAGGTCGTTTTTTAGTTGGTACGTCTTCGAGCCCTAGCGCGGGTCAAGGTCAATACGCACGCATTGTTGCTCAAGGTTATACAGGAGGAGCGACAGGTGGTGGATACATTTCCTTGCAACGAGGCGAGGCAGCGACTGCAATTACTGCCGAAGAAGAATTAGGGCTAATTAACTTTGGAGACAGTGCTGGTAATACCTTTGGCACCATTGCGTGTCGAGCAGATGCAACTGCCGGAGCAGGTGACTACCCAGGCAGGCTGGCGTTCTCCACTACTGCGGATGGGGCAAGTTCTCCGACGGAGCGGCTGAGGATTACAAGTGCTGGAGCGGTAACTTTTTCAAACGGCTCGATTGTTATCAACGGGACTGCAATAGCATCTGGTGCTGGCAATAGCACACTCAAATGGAACACATCAACAGGCATTGTTACATACGACACGTCAAGCAGGCTTGTAAAAGAAAATATCGTTGATTGCCCTTACGGTATTGATGCGCTAAAGCAGCTACAGCCACGCAAATACTTCCGAACCGATGACCAGCGTGAAGAAATTGGTTTCATTGCAGATGAGATGATTCAGGTGATACCTGAGTTTGTTCCCATCGGTCCAAAATCCGTAATTACAAAAGACGAGAAGGATACAGAGCAGATTCCAATTGGCGTCAACTACGAGAAGCTGACAGCAGTTCTTGCCAAAGCACTGCAAGAAGCTGTTACCAAGATCGAAAGTCTTGAGGCTCGCTTAACTGCGGCAGGCATCTAAGTCCCCTTCTCTAATCGTGCGGGCAACCGGCACTTCCCAACAGGTTGCAACCCTACTAACCTGCTACTGAACACGGTTTTTACCATGGCCACCACCTTTACGTGGGGTATCAACACCCTGGAGCGCGAGACCGACGACGGTTTCGTGTTTACCGCTCACTACACCGTGGATGCCAATGACGGCACCTACTCCAGCGGCGCCTATGGCAGCGTGGGTTTCGAGCGCCCCGACAACCTCATCCCTTACAACCAACTTACGGAAGAGACCGTAATCGGCTGGGTCAAGGAAGCTCTCGGTGGTGACGAAAAAGTTGCCGAAATCGAGGCTGCTTTGCAGGAACAGCTCGATCAACAACGCAATCCCACCAAAGCCGCCGGCGTCCCTTGGGCCTCCTGATTACAGGACTGGCACTGCTGCTAGCCATCGCCATGCTTGGAATGATGGTCTGGCAGTGGTGCCACACCTCCGACTGGCAAGATCGCTACTGGTGACATGGCAGCTAAGTCAAAGACAGCCTTGGGACGCGTCGAGCACCAGCCCGGCAAACCCAAGAAAACGCGCCAAGGGCAAGGACAAAACAGCCTGCCTAATCACGGGCGTAAAAAGCTAAGGGGTCAAGGGCGCTAACCTATAAAAAAGGTCGGCAGTATGCCTTGCAATGGATCACTGTGACGAGGCACCGATTACTGCCAAGCCCCCCGACAACCCCTTTAACCAGGTCGTGCCAGCCCTGCTGACTGCTGCAGTCGTAGGTCTGGCCGGCCTTTTTATGCAAGTCGCCAAGCTGGATCAGTCCGTCAGCACCGTGGCCGCCGACATCCAAGAACTCAAGAACGACTCAAAAGAAAGGCTTAGTGATCTCGAAAGCAGAGTCCGCCATATTGAAATGACTGTCGGCACTAAAAAATGAGCGTCGTCCACAGCACTGACTACGGCAACGGCTACGTCCTCGATCAGCTGGAGAATGAACGGGGCGAACTGTACTACCGCGCCTGCAAGGGCAGCATCTGCCGTTACGCTGAAGACCACTACATCGCAATGATGTATTTAGAAGGCATGGGCTGGGACCCTAAAGCAGACCCCCAGTGATCCACTGCACAATCGCATCCTCCCGATGCGGTTCCCAAAACGGCTGGTTTCTGTACCACTCAATCCAGTCCTCCGCCGACTTCGAGATATTGCAGCCAAAACAGCAGGCCACAAGGTTTTGCTGGTGCGTATGACCCCCACGAATTTTGGGATGCACGTGATCCAGCGTCGCAGAACGCCCCAAATCCGCATCACAGTAGGCGCACTTATTGCGCCAATGATTAAGGATTGATTGCCGAAAACGCGCCTTTGCTTCTTTTTTGTTTAAGTATTCGCCATCTTCGATGCGATGGTCCATACCCAGCAGTGGCTCCACAGAATGTAGCGGTAGAAACTATTACGTGCCCTGGTTCTCTTATCTAGTACAGCTAAACTTTGGCAAGAATCCTTATTTGCCATGGATTTCATCCAGCATCCAGCCTTCTGGATCGTGGTCGCCGCAGCTTCAGAGCTGATCGCCCTTTCCCCTCTCAAAGACAACAGCATCATCCAGCTGGTGTTCCACGCCCTTCGCGCCATCAAGGGAAAAAAGCTCTAGGCAAAACTTGGGAGCAAGCTGTACGGGAGTGGTGGTTTGAGCTACTACTCCCAAGCAAGCTCGACCAAGCGGAAGCCGCTTGGCACGCAACGCAACCATCTGATCCAGAGCCTGTGATCGTGCATCACAAAATTGATGATCAGCTCCAAACCGGCGAAAGCCGCCTTCTGGGTGGCGCCATGAGTATCCACGCCCCTTGGTCCGATGGCAACCAACAAGATCCGCCTTAACGACTTATTCCGGTTCTACAAGGCGCTGCCCCACCAAATGGCCGCCATCACAGAACTGGAAGCAGCCATCAACAAGGCCAACCCCCACATCCTGGGCCGAGACCAAGGCTGGTTCAAAACCTGGAGCGTCGCAGGTAAACAAACTAACTTTGCTAACAGCTGGGAAGGCATCCTCGAAGCCGCCCGAGTTGCTGGAGCAAAATTTCCAGAACTGGTGGCTGCCCAGTGGGCACTGGAATCAAATTACGGAAAACTTGTCTCAGGCCGCAATAACTTCTTCGGACTAAAAGGCGAAGGTAGCGACAAGAAAACACAGGAATTTATCAACGGCCAGTGGATCACAATTACCGACAGCTTCATCGACTTCCCCGATTTGCTGTCATGCGTAATGTATCTCGTCGACCACTGGTATAAAGATTACAAAAACTACAAAGGTTGCAATAACGCAACCACCCGCGAAGAGGCCGCTAAGTGGTTGCACAAGGAAGGTTACGCAACAGACCCCAACTACCCAGGCAAGCTGATCCAACTGATGGACCAGCACGCTGGTACGAAACCACTGGTTCCGGCAAAAGAAAAAATCCTCAAAGTTGCCTACGAGTATCAGCTCGGTAGTGATGACGGCCCCACCGGCTGGCGCCAATGCTTCAGTTCCAGCTGCGCCATGGTGGCCCGCTACTACGGAAAAATCTCAGGAGATTATGAGTACAACAAAATCCGCGCCCGCTTCGGCGACACAACCGACCCAAAAGCGCAGATTGCGGCATTGAAATCACTGGGACTGAACGCCACCTTCGAGATGGATGGCACAGTCGAGGACTTGGAAAACGAAATCACCCACGGCCACCCAGTTCCAGTCGGCTGGTTACACAAAGGACCAGTAAGTAACCCGAGCGGTACTGGCCACTGGAGTGTAGTCATTGGATATACACCGACGCACTTCATCCACAATGATCCGTTCGGCGAGGCAAATCTGACTGCTGGCGGCTACGTCAGTAACAAGGGAGGCGCGGGCATCGCGTACTCCCGCAAGAACTGGCTGCCTCGCTGGCTCATCGAAGGCAACGACACGGGCTGGTTCATGCGTATCCGCCCGAGGTAATCATGCGCCCCATCGAACACAGCACCGAATCCCAATTCCACAAAGCTGCCCAAGACAAATGGCTGGTGGAACTATTCAATAAGCAGGACTATCGCGGCCTGCTTGAAGCTGCCCTTATCTTGAATACGCTCCACCAGCTGGAACGAACAAAATCGGCCTGGGCTATCCGCGAAGCCGCCGATAACCTGGCCGATCAATTCGGAATGGACCGCGATTCCGCTTAGTTCTGGTTGTACTTCTGGTACAGCCCGGTGTAGGTGTGGTGCTGGGGGTGCTCAGGGTTGGAGCGCCCATCCCACTCGTACAACTTTTCGAGCAGTTCCATCCGGGCATGATCGACAATCACCTGCCCCCAGTTCTGGCGATCCAGCTCAGTGATTTGACTGCTCACGTTTAGCCTCCACGAGTTTCAGGTTTCGCCGGGCCGTTTCTTTCGGCCCACGCTTCGAGCGCACCAGCCTAGGCTTTTTTGCCACCTGCTCGGGCACCTCAACCTTGCAGTTGGGGTAACGATTCGTGGCAAAAGTAATCGCCTGCTGGAGCGACTCTGCCCGAACGAGATCCCGCATTGCGCCTTGCCCCGGCAGCCAAATCTTCAGCTCAAACAGCTGCGCCTTTTCTGCACTGGTGCGTGAGCGACCTTCACCGAGCCGCAGCTCCGGGTCTTGTTGTTCCTGGAACGGTACTACTTCCATGACCGGGGATAGGCGGGTTCATCAACGCTATGCACAGCAACGTTGCTGTTAGTGCACTCAGCAACAGCTCTCGCCGCAGCGACAGCTCGTTCATATGTGACCCACGAGGATGCATCCTCCTTGGATCCGGTGAGACCGATTCCTTTACCAGGGCCGTAAACCGCCGTAACCCAGCGATCCTCGACCATGACGACATAGCGCGTCATCTGCCTTTGTGTGACTACTGTGTGAATCTAAAGCTTCCGCCTAGTCTGCGTCGGTATGTATCGAAACACAACCGAGTCTCATGCGTCAGTTTCTGACACACCTTCTACTTGCTTGGAGCGCATTCTTCCCTGCACCCGCCGCTGCACCGACTCCGCCCAAGCCGCTTCATCCGCAGCCTTCGCAGCCTTGTAATCAGACGCTGGTACGGACTTTTCCAAAGCTGCGTAAACCATATCTCGCAGCATGGAGGTCAGACGCTTGTTTTCTGCTGCGGCAAGATCTTGCGCGAGCTTGTAACGGTGGTTGTCCAGCAACAACTGCACGTACCACTTTTGTCCGTGTCGCAGCGGCATAACTCGTCTGTAATCTCCTACACAGTAGCATACTGCGACACATTAGACGCGCCAGCGAACATCCTCATCCACATCCCGCCGCCACGAATTCGACTGAGCCAACCGCGCACCAGACCGCTGCTGCCTGGAGCCCTTCCTCACCCTCCGCGCAAACTCCAAAAACGCCGCCATTCTGTGCAAATCGCTCGTTTTGGCCGCACGAATTTCCCGCATCAGCCACTCCATCACCAACTCACGGCCTGTGCGGGCTGGACTCATGAGACTAGATCTGAGACTCGCAAGATCGACTGAACGTGCTGATCAGGACAAAGCTCCAGAGCCCTCATTCTCGCGGTGAAAGCATCTGGAGCAGTGATAAACAGGTCGTGCGTACCACCGTGGCGCGGGTGCATCCGCACTCGGTATTCGTAATCTTCGACGACCTGTTCGGGGCTCACTTTGCCTTGTCCCAGCTATCTCCGACCTTAGC